GTCGCACTGCCCGCCGCAGAGGGCTGGAGGCTTCGGGGTGCGCCGTGCCTCAACAGCCCTGGTCTGGATTCCCACCACCGACACACGGCGGGGACGAGACGTTCCTGCCACGCGAACACCGCCAGGCATCCGCCGAGGTAGGCCGCGGTTCCATAGAGAACCTCGATCATGTCCGCTCCATCTCCTCGGCAACCGCCCGAGCGGCCCGGAGCGCCTCGCACAACTGAGCGTCGGAGTCGGGGGGCACGATGCACGCGACCCGCGGTGGGCCGGTCATGACGACCTCGCCATGGGAGACATAGACCTCCAGGTCTGCGGTCTCTCTGCCGACCTGAACCGGTACGGTCCACCTCATCGCTGGCGGGTGCGTCATAGCTGGGCCTCCCCGCGACTCCTTGCATGTGCAGACGCTGGCGTCTGGTACCGACGGTACCAGCACAGTGTCACCAATCGGTACCGCTTGCGCAACCCCCCGTTCGGCCTATAGACGGATTGAATCGTCAAGCCGGTATGCTGCGGTGCATGGGTGGTACCGGGGATGTAGTCAACCCTCGCGCGCTTGCGCTGGGTCTGGAGATGCGGCGGCTTCGCGAAGCGTCCGGGCTCGGCGTGCGCCAGTTCGCCAACCAGTTGGGGGTCTCACATGCGGCGTTGTCCCGCTGGGAGACTGGAGCCCGGAACCCCCGTCCGGAGGATGTGGCGCGTATCTGCACCGCGCTGGGCGTGGGCAACGACGAGCTCGAGTCGCTGATTGCCGAGGCCCACAAGGTCGGCAAGTCGCCATGGTTGGGGATCGGCCTGGTTGAGGCCCACCGCCAGTTGGCCACGCTGCTCGAGTACGAGCAGATCGCCGCCACGATCACCAGCGTCTCGCCGCTGATGATTCCCGGCCTGCTCCAGACGGTCGACTACGCGCGAGTCGTCATGCAGCAGGGCGGCCTACAGTCCGACGATGCGGAACTCCGGGTCGCAATCCGCATGGGCCGGCGTGACATGCTGACGCGCGAGGATTCCCCCTCGCTCGTGGCGCTCCTGGGCGAGGCCGCACTCCGGCAGCAAGTTGGCGGAGCCGAGGTGATGCGCGCGCAACTCGAGCACCTGCTCAAGGTGGCCGCCTGGCAGCACGTGGACCTGCGGGTTGTGCCGTACTCGGCGGGCTGGCACCCAGGTGTGATGGGGAACTTCTTCCTAGTGGAGTTCGCCGATGCTAGTTGCATCGTGCACATCGAGACCTTGGCGACAACGCTGTTCCTACATGAGCCGAAAGACACTGAACGCTACGTGGATGCCTCCACTAGAGTCCTGCGCGCGGCGATGAGCACGGATGACTCGCTGGGGCTCATCGCCGCAGTCATGAAGGAACTCGAATGAGAGGGTGACCAGATGAACCTACTCCGGAGTTGGAAGAAGTCCACCTTCAGTGGTACCGAGGGTGAGTGCGTCGAGCTTGCCTGGGCCGGCGGTGTGCGGGACAGCAAGAACACGGCCGGTCCGGTGCTCACCGCCAACTGGTCCGGCCTGGTGACCGCGGTGAAGGCGGGCAACCTACCGCGCTGCTGACCCGGGCTCCGGGCTTGTGACCCAGGGGCCCGGCGTTGGTAACATGAGGGCGCGTTGACAGCGCGCCAAGCTCCCAATTAGGGGCGACATACAGGGATGGGTAGATCAGGCCGGAGCCCGTAGCTCGCGTAGTCCTGGCCGGTGCCGCAGACCGGAAGCGGACCCTGTCGCCCCGCTCGTCGAAGGACCTGGTGCCGAACTACGGTTGGGCACCGGGTCCGGCTATTTTCAGAGTCGGTCTGAGACGAACATCCACACTTGACAGGGCCACGAGGCGGGCTGCTCGCCGTAGTCGTCGAAGTAGGGCTCGCACTCGGCGCAGGTCGCATCCCATCCGCCTTGTGGCTGGTGCGCCACGACCATCTCCCGGAGGATCGGGTCTGTGATGACTTCCAACATGTAGGCGTGTCGGTCGGTGAAGACCTTGTGGTCGGCCTCGCGTCGGGCCAGGTTTTCCGCGGGGGTGCCGTTGAGTGTCCGCCCGACCATGCCAAGCACATCAGACACGCGTTGGGCTTCCGGTGAGAGGTTCCGTTCGGGCTTCGCTGGTGGCGTCGGGATTCCCATGCCCGGAGACCAAACCGCCTGCTCTTCGCTGATGTGCATCCCGGGATGACCGTCTTCCCGGGCGCAGGTGTACACGACGCCGTCCACCTTGGCCTGATCCGTACAGGTGATCACACGTACTCCTCGAACTCGGGCAGGAACCCCGCACCCACCAACACGTGGGCGGCCTGCTGCAACACCAGCGGTAGCGGCTCCAAGCCGTCCATCCACTCATCGGAGGGGCGGACGTAGCCCAACCGGCCGGCGTGCTGCAGGTCCAGCACCATGGAGCAGAAGGGGTTGTCTAGGGCGCACAGTGAGGCGTCCAGGTAGCTCGGTGAGGCGACCGTGACCCGGCGGTAGTCGGGCACTGTCTCGCCACGCTTCAACCAGTTGTGGGTGGACACGGCGACGTCGAACTCCCAGCGCGTCACGGGGTCTGCTCGCGCAACACCGCGCCCACGGCGCCCACGTCGGTGATATCGAGCTCGCCCGCCCACGACGCCACATGCGGCCACAGCGGGTGCGTGACGTGCACCTGCCCGTCCCGCTGCATCTGGGCGACAGCCTCAGCGAGCGTGATCGCGGTGATCGCCTGGTTCCTGGTCAGTTCACGGCCGGGCAGCACCGACGCCCACCAGCAGCCGTACGGCTGACCGGCGTCGACCGGTACCGCCCAGTGCTCGGTCTGATCGCTGGTCATCCGCTCGGAGGTGATGCGCATGCTCATCAGTCCTTCTCTCCGTCCGCGGGAGGCGGCCCGATCGGTCCCATTGGCTCACCGGCGGCCACCTGCTGGCGCCACTGGTAGAGCAACTCGCCGGCGTAGCCGTCGGCGAAGATCCCGCCGTCCTTGCCCATGAGCCAGGGCACGAGCTGGTCGGCCAGGTCGGGGTCGAGCCGCCGGACGTGTTCGAGCAGGACCGCGGTGGTCACGTGGTAGATCAGCAGGTTGACGGCGCTGTTGTCGGGCGCTTTCGGGTCGAGCACCTCATCCCAGCAGTGTTGGGCGCGTTTGAGGGTGTTGGCGATGTGGTCTTTGGCGGTGGTCATGGTGTCCCTTCCTGGCGGTGGTCGATGGAGTCGGCGACGGGCACGTTGGGTAGCGCCTCGATCTCCCAGGCCAGTTCGCGCAGTTGCCGCTGCATGTCCGCCGATGCGCCCTTGGCGATCTCCCGGAGCAGCGCTGGGACGATCGCCCGCCCGACGTCCTTCTCGGTCGGTCCCATCGGGTGCACCACGCCGCCGTAGCGGTTCGCTTCCGGGACGTGCCACTTGCGGACCTCGTCGAAGGCCAGCTTCCCGGCCATGTCTCGCAGCCTCTGGGCCAGTGGGGTGGGTTCAGGAGTGGACATCGGCCACCGCCTCATAGCTCACGACGATCGCCTCGTCCGTGCCGTGCAAGCGGATGCGGTCGTTGGACGGCTGTTCGTCCTCGGCCAACAACCCACGGTCGCGCAGCTCCGAGATGGCCGCCGAAATGGCCCGTTGCACCTGTACCCAGTCGGCTCCCCAGGGCGAGTTGGTGGGGACGTGGAACTCCACTCTGCGAGAGGTAATCTCGCGGCGCTCCCAGGTGGCCATTGGTTCAGCCCTCCCCGCGAAGCTCGTCGACCTCGATGGGGTCGTCACTGGCGGCGTAGATCGTGATCATGCTTGATCATCTCCTCGTAGCTCCGCGGCTCGGTCCCGGACCAGTCGGGGAAGGCGTCGTAAGTCGATCACCTGCTTCGGCGGGAAGGCCACCGGTTCGACCGCTGCCGCTAAGGCCAACGTCGCGTGCACCTGCGCGGCGGCCAGCAACTCGTCCGGCCGAAGATGTGGGAACGGGTTGTCATTCACCACCGCTCCGTTACATAGCCGCTCCGCTTCCTTGTAGTGCTCTGGTCCGGTCATGCCGCTTCCTCCTGTAGATGTGCGATCACGGGGTGTCCTCGCGAAGAGACCGCTCCAGTTCAAGCAAGCGGTCCGCGGGGACCAAGGACGTGACGGTCGGGATCTCGCCGAGAAACGCTCGGGCCTCCTCGGACTCCAGAGCGCCCTGCACGAGACGGGTCAGTAGGTCGGCTTCCTGTCGATCGAGCTGGAGGAGCGCCCCCTTGATCTTCGCCTCAATGCGCGTGGCGCCTTGTCGGCGCAGCTCGGCGCGCTCCTTCGTGGGCTGAGGGATCTTGCGAGCCTGAACGATCTCGTAGTCCCGACCGTCCAGATCGAGCCCGCTGACAGTTAGGCCACGGAGGACGTCGTTGGCCTTGCGGTTCGCCTCCCGCGCGGCCTCTTCGATGAGGTACATTGCGTCGGCCCACGCCTTGTCGTCCTCGGCGAACCGTGCGGCGATGCGCTCCTCCAACTCGGCGGCGAGCTCGGCCTTCCGCTGCTCAACGTCGGCTCGCAACACCTTGAACCGCTGCCTGATCAGGGAGCGGAGCTCGGCTCGCTCAGCCTTGGTGATTGTCATCTGTCTCCTGTAGGTGTGCGATCAGTTGTGCGCCGATGTACTCGGTGTAGGCGGGTGGGATGGCCTGTGACAGTTCGTCGGCCGTCATCCAGTCGATGCCCATGGCCAACCGGCCCACATAGGTGCCGACGTCGCCCGTGACGGACACGTGCAAGCCGGCGTCCCAGCAGGCCCGCCGCTTCTTGTTGCTGGTTTTGATGCGATGACGAGGGTGGGGTGGGGTGGTCAGCATCAGTGGACCGGTGATCTCGAACCACCGGTGGCGATAGGTGCGGAGCCCGAACATGCCGCCGCACAGAGTCAGGTCTGCCCGCATCTCGGCGCCCGGCGTGTTCTCGATGACGGTCACCGGGTGAGGCGCGAGAGCCTGGCGGGTGGCGTCGAGCAGCCAGCCCGTGCCGTCCTTGCCGGAGCGTGACGACAGCGCCGAGTGGTCGTGACACGGCGGGCTGGCGTGGATGGCGTCGAACTCGCGCCCGTGCTCGGCGAGGAACTCCAGCGCGTCGCCTTGATGGAACTCGAACGGGTACCGGGGCTGGGGCCGGATGTCCACGCCCACCACGTCGAAGCCGGCGCGGTGGTAGCCCATGGCCGCACCGCCGGCGCAGCAGAAGAGATCCAGCAGGCGGGGCCTCACGGGGTCACATCCGCAAGTCTGCCCCTACGGTGCCCCAGGATTATGGAGTCTGCGCAGGTCACAGCGTCGGGAGCGACACACCTCGCATGTGCCGCAAGCCCTCTGACCTGCGGAAACGCATTTAAGATACGATTGAGTCGGATTGGGTAGAAATGGTCCATCATGGCTGCTCAACCCATCTGCGAGTCAGGGTTGATTGGGTAGGATTGGGTAGCCTGTTTACCCGAGTCTGCCCCAGACTCTGCCCCAGAATTGTGGATCATCCTCAGTGGAGTGTGCTCACCTAGAGCAGCCCGAAGCCGGTCCCGGGCGGTCGCGGTGCGCTGGACATAGCCAGCGGTCTGATTGAGGTTCGCGTGACCCAACGCATGGGAGATGTCGTACGGCGGCAGGTTGGCATCGGCCGTCCGCGTCGCGAACCCGCGGCGCAGTGTGTAGGGGCTGCGGTGCGGCACGCCGGCCCGCACGGAGGCTTTGCGCATGGCCTGGTCGAGGGCGTGGGGCGTCACCGGCAAGCCCCGCTTGTTGCGGAACACCAACTCCGACGCACACTCGGCCTCGTCGGTGTGGGGGATGTCGCAGCCCGAGCGAAGATCGCGGCCAGTCAAGCGGCGCGCGAGGATCTCCACTGCCTTCTCGGTCAAGGGAACCTCGCGGGCATCCTTGTCCTTGGGCCAAGGCCGGATCATTCGGCTTCGGGTGAGGAACACGTTGGAAACGGTGAGCCACCCGGTAGTCAGATCAACCTGATCGGCGTGCAACCCACACAGCTCACCCGGGCGCAGCCCCGTCTCCAAGCCGAGTTCGATCATGTCGAGGTGGGTCGGCTCACGCAGATGCGCCCGGCCCTGCCCGTCTGCGGCGGCCAGTGACTCAACGTGTTCCGTGGTGGCGTAGGGCAGGGGCTTCTTGCGGATCTCCGGCAGCTTGATGCGGACACATGGCGTGGAGTCGCGGACCTCCTCCTCCACCGCCCTGCCCATGGACCAGGCATACACCGCGTAGATCCGGTGCACGTAGCTGGGGGCACGGCCGGGCGTAAGCTCGTCGCGCACCCACTTCTGCACCATCTTCCGCGTGTGCAGGTTGAGCGCCAACGAACCCCACTTGGGCATGAGGTACACCTCGACGATGCTGCGTTCCTTGCGGTCCCCGTCGCTGTCGAGGCGGGTGCGTTTGATGGTGGTCCACCAGTCCGCCCAGGTGACCCGGGCCGACAGCGTCCCCTGGTCCACCGCAGCGCCGCGCGCGGCCCGCACTTCGGCTTCCTTGGCGGCTGCCAGTGCGTCACTCCGGCGGGCGTACGGATGGCCGGGGTGGGTACGGCGGTTGGTGTAGCGCTTCTTGCCGTCCGGGGTTCGCCACCCGCCGCGGTACCGGTTCGGGTTGCTCCCGATCTTCTCGTACCAAGCCATCAGGCCTCCCAGGTCTTCGGCGTTGGGTCCCTGGCCCAGATCCGGCCGTGGGTGCCGATGGGCATGGAGGGCCTACCCATCGGTGGCCTCGATGCCGTAGGCGCGGGCCAGCGACCTAAGGACGTTGTCATAGGCGCCCAAGCGCACCTTGCACGCGCCCGCGAGGATCGTGCCCTTGGCCGCTGTCAGGGCATTCTTCGTGGCCACCCAGTGATCGACGATCTCTTGGTGGGCTTGGCAGAACCGTAGGACTTCGGGGTCGGGCGTTGGTTCCCAGAGATCAACCTGATCGGTTGGCAGGTCAAGCCCGCAAGACAATTCGACGTACTCGGTGTCGATGGCCTTATAGGTCCCGTCCACCGCGACGACCTTGTGGCACTTGGGGCAAGTGACATGTTCCCGAATTGTCCTGCGAGACATCTCGCGGTGCTCGCGTGCGACGATCGCTTCGAGTAGGCGGGAGGACAAGGTGCCGGTCATTGCGGCACGCCCCACTTCCACCGCGACAAGCGCTTACGGCGCTCCCGGCGACGCTCACGGAACCACCGATTGCCAGGGACCATGCCGTGGTTCCTCGGGAAGTGGTAGCGGACCTTCCACGTCACGCCGCACTCGCATTCCCACACGGTGCCGGCCTCAATGGTCGTCGTTGCGGGCACCCCGCTCTTGGGATCGGTCGGCCCGGCCATCAGGCCCAACGCGCCAGCCCAGAAAGCGCCGAGGTAGTAGATGCGGTCACGCATGGGTCGCGCTCTTCTCGATCGAGTCGGCCAGAGCCCGCAGGTGGGCCGCAAAGATCAGCGGCACTGAATCGACTCGAACCGCCTTTCCGCCCGCGGACCTACTGCGGTAGATGTACGGCGCAGGAACGGTGATCGTGTCCAAGTGCTCGATCATGGTCCGTATCGCCAGGATCAGGTCCTCTCGGGCCTCGTTGGCGAAGTCCTGCCATGTCAGGTGATCTGCTGGGAACTCGCTCCCGTAGCGGCGGAGGATGTTCTCGGCGTTCGCTGTCACGAGCCTCTTGGCCAGCGCCTCCATCACGCACTCCCTCGTCGTCCCTGGGCGCACGGGTAATGCGCTTCGCCACCACGTTCATGCCAAGGGCCCGGGTAGTTCACCGTGCCCGGGATGGCTTGGCAGTTGCACCATGTGCTGGACGCGAGTTGCTCGGCCCGTGCGCGTACGTCCTCCGCGTCCAGCCACCTCGGCCCGCGCGCTTCCATCTCCTCGGCGAGACGGAACAGCTCCCGGGAAACTAGGTCCCGAGCGGCAGCCTCGTAAACGGCGGGGACCCCCCAGTCGTCACGGCTGGCTAGTTGCACCCAGTCCTGGTCCAGCGGGTCCAAGGGCTGTGTCATGCCGCCTCCTCTCGAGCGCGCTTCATCTCGGCAATAGTCAGATCCCCGATCGGTTCGGCGTCCACGTCCAGCCGCCAGACGAGCAGCACCTGCGCCAGTCGGTCTCGTCGGGTGACCCACGGGTCCGGCCCCTCGACGGACCCGAGCTGATCGACGAGGGCGTCGTCGGCGTGGACGAGGGAGAAGTCAAGCGACTCATCGTCCCAGTCCAGTTCCAGCCTCATCGCGCGCTCCACTCGGTCAGCTGCCGATCGGCCCGGCGGGACTGCGGACACAGCGCGATGTGCCGAACCACCATGAGCCGCATCTCCTCGACCGCCTCGGCGGTCTCCGTGGCCGCGCCGGCGAACACCTCGATCTCGTCCCGGGCCCGCCGCAGCCGCCGGCGGATCCGCACCACGTCGAGAATCGTCAGCACGGACAGCACCCAGAGTCCGGCCGCGACCAGGATGCGCCACTCTCTGGTGTCCCGGTACACGATCGCCAGTACGAGAAACGTCAGCACGGACAGCACCAGGATCACCAGCCCCCACAGGCGGGGACGGTGGCTTCTGCGACTCATTAGCTTTCCTTATGGTCTCGATCTTCGCTGGTAGGAAGCCTTGTGGTTCCAGTTGCCCGGGAGTCGCAGCAGGTCGCGCCGGGCGTTTCTGAAGTGATGTGATCGTGATGTTTCGTCACGGCTGCCCCTGGCGGATAGGACGTTCCGTGACTTGGCGCCTCAAGTCGTGCACCTGGGACCGCAGCCTGGCGTTGGCGGCTTCGAGCTCCAGGTTGCGCGTCATCAGGTCGCGGATCTCGATGAAGGTGGGCTCGTCCGGATAGAGCTTCTCGAAGAGGTAGACCAGCCATTCGTCGCTGCCGACCTCTGGTCGAACCGCTGGCGGTGGAGGCGATGCGGCGGTCGATGGAACGTCAGCGACGACCTTCGGCTCTAGCGCTGGCGCCGGCTCGCCCCGCAAGATCTTCTCGGGGGTCGCCTTCGACCACCCCCTGAAGTGCTCTCCTAAGGCTTCCCCGACGGCCTTGAGCGCCACCTCTCCCACGAGCGGCCTGGCGTGCTCGATCAGGTAGAGGCTCGTCGGCTTGACGTCGGGATGTGCCCGCAGGAACTCCGAGCGATTCCGAAATGCCTCCAAGCGGGCCGTTTTCACGGCGCGGGCGAGATCCCAACGTCGGTCCTCGTCGTACTCCGCCGTGCGCAGGGTGGGTTGCGACATAGCTTCAGAGTGTCTCAGACCTGCACAGAGCAGGGCGCCTAGACGCGCCCGTTTGAGCCTCCGCCGACGGTGACGCTTCCCCGACAGTGTTCGCATGAGGGTCAGACTAGCTCAGAGTGCGTCAGATGAGCAAGCCTTCTGACATTATCTGACTAACTCTGATTGACAAGACGGGTCAGATTAGTTCAGACTCCAGTCATGCCGAGACTGAACCGGGACCTGATCAGGGACTGGCTTGTCGACCACGACAAGACGATTGCCTGGCTGGCAGATGAGGCCGATATCCCGAAGACCTCGCTGGCCAACGCGCTGTGTCCGTCGGCCGATCCACTGCGCTTGGCGCGCGTGCGCAGGCTAAGCAAGGTCACCGGCATCCTCGAGGCCGACCTCGTGGCAGAGGAGAAGAAGCAGGAAGAAGAGGACGTCAAGGTCGAGAAGACCGGCCCCGACCGCCGCGAGAACGGCGGCAGCGGCACTGGCCCGAAGCGTCCGAACGGAGCGGCAGCCTGATGAGCGCCAGCCCGTGGATGACGCTGCCCGAGGCCTGCGACTACACCCGCCACAGCCGTCAGACAGTCCGCCGTGCCGCCGTGGAGTACCAGCGGGACAACAGCAAGGGCCTCAGGGGCTACCAGCCACACACGAACGCCAGCTGGCGCTTCCACGTTACCGATCTTGACCGCTGGGTCCGCGGTGAGCCGCCGGCCCGGTCCACGCGGCAACTGGCATCGGTGAGGACAGCGTGATGATGCAGCTGATCTTCCTCGCCGTCGCCCTCACCGACTTCCCCGACTCCCGGCAGTTCCGGCTCCTGGGTCTCCGGGGTTTGGTGCAGCCCGCTCCTGAGGAGCGTGAGTGGTGAGCGCAGATCTGATCCCCCCGGTGACTCCGTTCGATGCGGCGCGGTGTGAGGACGAGGGTGGCGAGTTCTGGTGGGCGCGCGACCTGATGCCGCTTCTGGGCTACGAGGAGTGGCGCAAGTTCGAGGGTGCGATCGAGCGCGCCCAGGTATCGGCGCGGAATGCAGGCATGGACAGCCCCGGCTTGGCTTTTTGTCGGGTCCGCCAAGAAGGTACGGGCGGTGCGCCGCGCACGGACTACAGACTCAATCGCTACGCCTGCTACCTGGTCGCCATGAACGGCGACCCGCGTAAGCCGGAGACCGCCGCCGCCCAGACCTACTTCGCGGTGAAGACCCGCGAGGCGGAGACCGCGCCCTCGAGGACGAGATCAACATCGCGTTCAACCGGGTTGACCCGCGCACCGGCGAGATGTTGGGCGACGAGGACGAACCGCACGCCTGAGACATGAAAAGGCGGGCCAGTCATTCCCCGACCGACCCGCCACCACGGAACCAACACGAGAGGAGTTCCCGTGGCTGAACTAGATCGTACCGCGAGCAACCGTCAACTGGCGCGCATCGTCGCGGAGGTGGCGGACGCGCTCGCCGAATACAACCACTTGCCGGCAATGGCCGGTGTGACCGTCTACGCGGACGGCGACGTGCGGCTCAACCCCGACTACGCGCAGAACGGGGCAAAGAAGACGCTCGTCGTGTGGGCGCAGACCTTCAGCAGTCCCATCGTGATCGACATGTCGTCGTCCGGATACCTGCGGACCGTCGTCCAACTGGCCGGCCGGGAAACGAAGGTTGAGCTGTTCATCACCCAGCGGGGGGCCTACGAGTTGGGGGCTGCCCTGCAGATCCCGGTGTCCCCGGGCGGTCAGGTCGAGGTGTCCGCTGAGGCGCTGCTGGCTGTGCTGGATGGGGAGCAGGTGCCGGCATGACCGCAACCGCACTGCGCCAGGCGATGTTCAATCCGCGTCTCTGGGCACTGCTCACCGTCCTGCTGATGGTCGTCGCCCGCTGCGACGACTTCTCCACCTACCCGAAGTAGAGGCGTCATGAGTGCACATGCCGAGAAGCCGGAGGGGCATGGTGAGGCCCTGCTGGCGGCCTACTCCCACGCGGCGTCCAATCCCGCCGCTGAGTGGTCCTACCGGCACACCGAGTGGTACGCCGCGGTGACGGTGTTCCTGCTGACGCTGGCCGTGGTCAAGCCGGTCCTCGCAGCTGTTCTGGCCCTGATCGTGGCCGGCGCCATGATCGGCGCTGGCGTGGTGCTGACGCTGCGGGATGCCCACGGAACCTGCGACCAGATCATCCACGAAGTCCAGGCGCGTAACGCCGACCGGGGCCGAGATGAGTGACCCCGCGATCGAAGCCGTTCGCAGGCGGCTCCTCAGCGACAACCCGTGCGGCATGGCCGATGACCTCATCAGCGGCTTGCTCAAGGCGCTCGACCTGCGTCCGCCGGGTCGCGAACTCGACGACGACACCGGCGAGTACGACGCACTGACCGCCGGTTGGTGGGACTGCCATCGGAAGTTCGTCTGGACGGTAGGGCGTGAACTCGGCGTCATCCGTGACCCGTTCCAGGCTTCCTACGACGCGATGCCCGAGCAGATGCGGGAGATGCTGTGAGCGTCTACGAACTCGAACTGCCGCTACTGCGCGGCAAGCCACCGCTCACCCACAACCAACGCCTGCACCACATGGAGAAGGCGCGGAGGGTTGCTGCGGTACGAAAGGCTGCGGCGTGGCGGGCGAAAGAGGCCGGGGTGCCCTCCGGCTGTCGGCACGTCATCGCCCAGCTCCACTACGCCACTGGCGACAACCGCCGACGAGACGCCCCCAACCTGACAGCGACGAGCAAGCCGGCCATCGACGGTCTGGTCGACGCACGGGTCGTCAGCGATGACCACGACGGCTATGTCACGGAAGTTATGCCACGGATTCACAACGGGCCGGGGAAGCGTCGGCTTTGGTTGAGGGTGGAGATTGACAGATGACGGACATTGAGCGTGCGCACGACTACATCCGCATCTTCATTGCGGTAGGCGACCGCTGGGAAGACTTCGCGCCAGTCGACGGCGAGCGCACACCGGACGGACTTCGTCTCGGGTCCGTGGAGATCGGCCCCGATCGGGAGCGCGATGGCGTGTGGTTCCTCAAGGACGGGGAGACCGTCAAGCGGTACGCGATGGCGGTGTCGTCATGAACGAGGACATCGCGGCCCGCATCCGGGAGCGGCTTGACCTGAACGGTCACGAGGACTGGTGTCCGGCTGTTATTCACAAGCGCTGTTGTGACGGACAATGCGAATGCGCAACCGGCGGCCTGCTCGACGCGCTCCGGTCCGTGCTTGATATTCCACCCCTTGACCCGGCCAGGGGTCCCAGTGCGGCATGGCTGAGTGCGGGGTACAGCGCGGCATTGGCTGATGTCCACTGGGTGATAGCCAATGCCCTTGGCGTTCCCACCGACGCCCCAGCGGTCCCGGCCGGGTCGCAACCAACCGATATGGCCGCTGGGGTCCCTACTCCTGCCGTGGACGGCGATGCAGGGGTGCCGCTGTCCACGGCGGACCAAAAGCCTGGAGGTGCCGGGTGAGTATCGCCCAGCGAATCAAGCGGGTCGACTGCGATCAGTGCTTTAACGTTGCTCCTCTTCTGAAGGACGGCACGGTCGGCGTGCATTACTGCACGCGTAACGGCATCCGGCAGAAGTGCGAATACGTGGGCCGCCGGTATGCGTTTCACATGGGCGCCTTCAAGGTGATCGAACGCGGGCCGGACCGGGTCGCCACGCTCTGGCACTGCGAGTGCCGCTGCGGGGAGATGAAGACCGGTTCGGACTACGAGTCGGTTGAGGCGTGGCACAACGAGCACTACCGAAGCGTGTCCCCTCCAGACTCCCCGGCGGGCAGTGCAGGGGTGCAACTGCCCGTCGGGGACACCACGTCGGATGGTGATGCAGCGTGAGCGACGGACCTGCGGGCAACCGCGCCCGGATCGGCGCCTGGGCTGACTTCGTCTACACACGCCGGGGCGGGGTGGCTCATGTCCTGCCGCACCTCGCGTCGGTCTTCCATTCCCGGATGAGTTCACCTGTTCTCTGCGGCAGGACGACGGGGCTATTCGAGGACTGGCGGGGGACGGGGAACCAGACGGAGATCGACAAGGCCCGGCAGATGCCGCTGTGCATTCGTTGCGAGGCCCTATCTCGGGGGAGGGTCAGGTGATCCGCTACGTCCTGGGGTTCAAGCTCCCGCCCTCCCCGTGTGGCATCTCCTGCCTGTGCAACACGGACTCCTACGCCGAGCCGCTGTCCGACGAGGACCGCCGGGAGATCGACGCCGACAGCCGTGCGGAGCGGACCGCTGATGCTGCCGACAGGGGGGAATCATGACCGCACTCAGCCCCGTCGATCTGGCCGTCCTGCGTGTGTCGGTTCTGACCTGGATGAGCAGGCGGATCAGGGCGGAGACCGACGCCGCACGGGCCGAGGCCGCACAGCTGTTGAAGAAGGGCGACACCTTGGCCGCCCGTTCGCCTCTGGACGACGTCCGGATCGGGCGGGTGTCCATGTCGGACCCCAAGACAACGGCCACCTTCACCGACCGCGCTGCCGTGGACGCGTGGATTGCGCAGCGCTACCCGGACAAGTGCGTCGGCCGATGGGAGATCACGGGACCGATGGGCGATGTCATCACCGCGCTGCGGAAGCACGCACCACACCTGGTCGAGTACGTCACCAGCGTCCCCGATTGGGCCGCCAACGAACTGTTGACTCGCGCCGAGGGGTGGGGGGAGCCCGTCGGGTTCAGCATGGAGTGCGGCCCGGACGCCCCCCCGGGGATCGCCGTGAAGACCCCGGACGGCGTGCTCACGGTTCGGCTGGACAGTGCGTCCGCGGATGCTGCTGTTCGGGCGATGTGGGACGCACACCTGGTGGACATCGACGGCCACATCAAGCGGATCGAGGGGACACCGTGACGCTCAAAACCCGCCGGCCTACTGGCGCGGTGCCGTGGCCCTGCATCTTGCTGGAGGGCCAGGAGAAATCGGGGAAGTCCTGGGCCATCGCGGAACTCTCGGCGTCCAAGAAGGTTGGCCAGACGTACTGGCTCGACTTGGCCGAAGGGGCTGCCGACGAATACGGCGCGGTGCCTGGAGCGGACTACGAGATCGTGGATCACGACGGCACGTGGTCGGACATCCTGGAGCAGGTCGACGATATCCGTGCCGTCGCACAGGATGCGTTGGACAAGAAGCAGAAGCCCGTAGTCCTGGGCATAGATTCGATGACACTGGAGTGGGAGATGCTGTCCCGCTACGCCGAGGACCGGGCCCGCCGGTCGAAGTCGAACCGGAAGCTGCTGGAGGCAGACCCGAACGCGGACATCAACATTGGCACCACCTACTGGAATGCAGCGACCGCGCGGCACCGCCAGTTGATGGGCAGGCTGCTCACCTTCCCCGGGATTGTGGTGCTGACTGCCCGCGGCAAAGAGGTTGCCGAGATGGGTAAGGACGGCAATCCGGTCCAGGGCCGGAAGACCTACCGCGTGGAAGGTCAGAAGGGTCTCGGCTACGACGTGTCGGTGTGGGTGCGGCTGTACCGCGACCAGCCGGCCGAACTGATCGGCGCCCGGTCCGTGCACACCGGGATTGTGCCCGGCAAGGACAACACCCGCAGTCTTCCCGGCTTCACGTTGGAGCGGCTCGTCTTCGACCTGCTGAAGTGCGACCCGACCAAGGCCCACGCCCGTGACGCGAAGGCGTTAGACGCCCGTGACGGCGACGAGCGGCGCGACGACGCCAAGACGAAGGTGTGGGAACTGGCGCAGGAACTCGGCATGGACGGCGAGGCGCTGAAGGCCGACTACGCCAAGCTTCACGACCACCCGATCGGGAAGGCCACGCCGGAACAGTTGGACGAGTACGCCTTGGAGTTGGCGCAGGAGAAGGAGACGCGTGAAGCGAAGGCAGAGGCCGCCGAGAATTCGGAGACGCCATGACTGCCTTCGCTCTCGCCCCCTCCGTTCCCTGCGCTGTGTGCGCCGACAACGACAACGCCCTGTTCCGGCTGATACCGCTGGGGTTCGGGTCGAGCACGCTCGTGCGGTGCCCGCTGTGCGCTGGTGATCCTCGTGTTGCGGAGCGGTGGCGGTACTGGCTGGGGCCGTGGCTGGAGGGAGAGGACGAGTGAACGAGCCAACGATCCGCGTGCTGTCCTTAGGTGCAGGCGTGCAGTCAACAACTCTAGCCCTGCTAGCCGTCGAGGGTGCGCTGCCGAGGCCCGACGCGGCTATCTTCGCCGACACCGGGTGGGAGCCGCACCGGGTTTACGAGCACCTCGACCGGCTGACCGTAGTGCTGGCCGATGCAGACATTCCGCTTCACCGGGTGAGCGCCGGGAACCTGCGCGCGGATGCGCTGGACCCAACCCAACGGTACTGCTCTGTGCCGTACTTCGTGCGCAACCCGGATGGCTCGGACGGGATGGGCCGACGCCAGTGCACCTCGGAGTACAAGCTGAAGCCGATCAAGGCGAAGGTCCGGGAGCTGCTCGGCTATCCGCATCCGAAGCCGGTGCCGCGCGGTGTGTTCGCCGAACAGTGGATCGGGTTCAGTACTGACGAGGTGCACCGGGTGCGGGACACCTTGGATGTCCGCTACAGCCGACCGCGACATCCGCTGCTCGAGCTCGGGATGTCCCGCAAGGACTGTGCCCGCTGGCTTGCGGTGCGCGGCTGGGCCAGCGTGGCGAAGTCGGCTTGCATCGGCTGTCCGTTCCACGGCAACCGGCAGTGGCGCGAACTCCGGGACAACCACCCGGACGAGTGGACGGACGCTGTCGAGTTCGATCGAGCGATCCGCAAGGGCGGCGCGCGCGGCCTGCCGCTGACCGGTGAGGCGTTCCTGCACCGGTCGCGCATCCCGTTGGACATCGCACCGATCGACCGCGTGACACGTCGCGAGGCGGCCGAACGGCAAACAGACCTGCTCGACGCCATTGCCAATGCTGAAGCCGGACTGGACGAAATGGGCGACCCGGACGGGTGCTCCCCCTACGGCTGCCGCTCAGGTGATGCGGCGTGAGCCCCCGGATCTTGGTGACCGTCTCCCGCAGTTGGTCGGAAGTGCCTACGATGCGCACCGTCCTGACGGACGCCTACACGGAACGCCCTGGCGCGGTTCTGGTCCACGGCGACGCGCCCAAGGGAGACCGCCACGCGGCCTACCTATGGCGCCAGCTCGGCGGTGAAGTCGAGCCGTGGCCGGCGAAGTGGGCCGAATGCAGTTGGGACTGCCCGCACGCCACCCACCGGAAGGTGAACCGCGCTGGCCAGGAGTACTGCCCTGGTGCGGGCATGCGCCGCAACGCAGCGATGGTGGAATCGGCACCGGATCTCGTCCTTGTCTTCGTTGACCCGAAGTCCAAGACCCAGGGCGCCTCTCATTGCGCTGGGTTGGCCATCGACGCCGGCATCCCCACCTTGGTCTACCGCCAGGGTGTTGCTGGGGTGGAGATGCACAACGTGGACAAGGGGAGTGTGCCGTGACCGATACCCACACCTATGACGCCGAGTACGCACTGAAAGAGATCGCCCGGTCGCGGCAACGCAGGGACCTCGGATCGAGGCAGACTGCACGACTCGCGGATCACCTCGCTGCGTACCTGTCGGGCTACTTCGGCCAGGAGGCGCTGGAGACTGTCGGATTGGCGCTGGTCCATGCTTCTGCCGCCATCGGTGGCATGGCCGAGGCTGATGGTTTGACAGATCAGTCTGACCCCGCTGGCGCCGCGACGGTCGCATTGACGAACCTACTGGCCTTCGCTGGACAGCGGATTGTTCTCGATGCCCGTGCTATCGAATCGGACGCGCCGTGATCCGCCGTACATCGTTGAAGCGGTCCACCAAGCGGCTACGCACCCGCAAGCCGCTGCCCCGCGACGAGCAGGCGGCGAAGGAAGCGGCGCTGATTCTGCTGTGGGGCCGGGCCTGCATCCCCCACGGGTTCCCCGTGTGCGAGGTCGGGCTACCGCGATGTGCCGAGCTGTCCGAGGTGAAGCTCGACCCGCACCACCGCCGCAAGCAGTCCCAATGCGGGCCGTGGGAGGTGGCCAACTTGCTGGCCGCTTGCCGCTGGTGTCACGACGTCATCACCGACACCCGGGCGAGGTACTACATAGAGGGCTGGCTGGTGAAGTCCTACCAGGACCCCCGCAAGGTCCCGGTACTGCGGCGGGGAGTGCGGGTCTGGTTGGCCGCAGACGGCCGGTTCCGGCCGTTGACCGAGGGGGAGATCCAGGAGTGGGAGAAGGCGGCATGACGACTCACGACGCTGGGCGGGCGCTGACGGGTGACTTCCCAGCGGACCAAGAGTGGTACCCGAACGAGTGCGCGTTCTGCACCCGGGAGGCTGCGCTGGAATGCACCGATCCTTCGTGCCGGGCTCGTCGTCTCGGCGAGGATCGGGTAGTACCCCCGGGCGGTGATGGCCCGATGACCTGGCCCCGCGTCGGTTCTTGTGGAGCTTGCGGCAGACCAGCCCGTGAATTCCCCTCACGACGCTGGGAGCACGTCGGCGTGCCTTGCTTGGCGAGATCGCAGAGTGCGTGGCGGATTGACGACGTCTACATCAAGAAAGCCTGCCGGTTCGTGGCGGAGGGTGAGCCAATGCCGGAGGAGCCGAGCAAGTGGCACATGCACGAGACCAAATGGACGGAAGAGGGCTACCCCATCCAGTTGGCGATCTGCAACTCCAACCACATGCATTCGGTGCGGGAGTACCTAGCAGCCGAAGCGGAGAGTCGGGATGTGGCGCGTGGCTGACAACAGTAAGATCGAGTGGACGACGCACACGTTCAACCCCTGGTGGGGGTGCGCCCGAGTTAGTCCGGGTTGCCGGTTCTGCTATGCCGATTCCACTGCCCAGCGCTACGGCCACCAGGTGTGGCGCCGCAAAGGCCCGAGGCGGATGCTGTCGGACGCCAACTGGAAGAAACCCCTGCGGTGGAACCGTGAGGCCGAAACTGCGGGTGTCCGCGCGAGGGTGTTTTGCGCGTCCATGGCGGACGTATTCGAGGACCATCCGGACGTTGTCGAACCGCGGGCGCGCCTCTGGCCGCTGATCGAGCAGACCCCGTGGCTGGATTGGCAACTGCTCACCAAGCGGCCCGAGAATGTTGTGGAGATGGCTCCGTGGGCCAATGGCTGGCCGGCCAATGTATGGCTCGGTACGAGCGTGGAGAACCAGGAGTGGGCCAATCGTCGCCTTCCCGTTCTGCGGGAGATCCCAGCGAAGATCCGGTTTCTGTCGTGCGAACCACTGATTGGCCCCGTGGACCTGACGGCCATACGTGTTGGCGATGCCAGGATGTGGGGGATCGACTGGGTGGACTGGGTCATTGTGGGCGGGGAGAGCGGCGCGAAGGCCCGACACATGGATGTCGGATGGGCCCTGTCGCTCGTGGAGCAGTGTCGAGATCGCGACGTGCCAGTGCACGTGAAGCAGCTCGGCTCGGTTTGGGCGCGAGGCATGTTCTGGGCTGGAGAGCGGGTCTCTACCACCGACCCCAAGGGGGGCGACTGGACGCGCTGGCCTTCGGCGTTGCGAGTCCGTGAGTACCCGGTGGTGACGCGGTGAACTTCTGGCTGACCGGCGCCCTCCTCGTCATGGCCGTGAGCTACGCGATCCGGTTGTGCTGGATGACCCGCAAGGAAACCAGACTCTACGAGGAGGATCGGTGATCACCCTTCAGTGGTGGGAGTTCGTGCTGTGCGTCCTCGCCGCCGCCGGGCTGATGCGGCTGTACGACACCTGGCGACAGGTTCGGGCAGCGAACCGAGTGATGGACAGGCTCCTGGAAAGGGAGTTGGACCGGCCGCCCGTGAACAACCAGGAGTTGGCCGACAGAGCAGCGAGGCAGGGTCAGGATGGCTGACCTCGTTGCGCCGTGGTGGCCCGGGATGTCCGGTGACCACCTCTACCAGGACTGCCCCGGGCTCCGCCGTTTGAAGCCACAACCCCAGGCGGGGTTTAACCGGATCGACCCTGAGGGTGGGGATATCTGCGGGACGTGCCTGCGGTGGTGGCGGTCGAGAAACAGAGCGCAGATGGGCAGGTGTCGGTGAGTTCGCCAACTGGAGCCTTGGGCACCCTATGGGCTGAGGGCCGTCCTCCTAACCCGACAGCGACCGAGGATGACGGGGTCGTTGTCGAGGATGACGCTGCGGCAGAGGCTGAGGGCGGTGCGCCGGATGTCTAGGCTCATGTCCGTCGCCTTTACTGAGCAAGCCGTCCGCCTCCGCTCCAAGACCGTGACCCGCCGGAAGGGCTGGCGATTCCTCAGGCCCGGTGACCGGCTCACCCTGTGCCGCAAGGTGATGGGCCGCAAGCAAGGTGAGCCGCTGATCCGGATCGCTGAGGTAGAAGTGGTCAACGTCTCGACCGAGCGGTTGCGGCAGATCACGTCGGAAGATGTGGCCCTCGAGGGATTCCCTGGGATGTCCAGGGAGGAGTTCATGCGCCGGTTCTTCGTGGTCGCGCAGGGCATGTCCATCGATGACTTCGTGACCCGGATCGAGTGGCGCTACCTCGACAGCGGGGCTGAGGGCGGTGAGCCGCAGTGACCGAGATCTGGTTCGAGCTCAAGCTCGCCGGCATTTCGAGGTCCGCGCATTGGCCCGGAAGTTCGGGGGAGGACGCTGCTCGCCGCTACGTCGACGTGCACCGCTCCGCGGCCGTTGTCGCTTGGCGAAACGACCGTAGGCCTCAGATCCGCGTTGGCTACGGGGTTGAGGGCGGTGACTCCACACGATGACCACCGCCACCGAATGGACCTGCGGTCAGTGCCACGGAGAGACGACCACCGAATCAGCGGGCGTCCGGCGATGTGAGCCCTGTGACCGCCGATACCGGATCGTCGATGGGTACGTCGCCGAGCTGATCGTGGGATCGGGAGGTGAGTTGCCGTGACCACCGCCCCCTATTACGCCGACGAGTGGATCCAGCTCTATTGCGGGGACATGCGCGAAGTGTTGCCCACGCTGGGAATCACAGCAGATGCGGCCATCGTCGATCCACCGTACGGGGAGACCTCGCTGCCGTGGGACCGGTGGGTGGACGGTTGGCCGGCGCTCGTCGCACAGCACACCAATAGCATGTGGTGCTTCGGTTCCATGCGGATGTTCACCGACCGGTGGTCCGAGTTCGCCGGGTGGCGGCTCTCCCAGGACGTGGTGTGGCGCAAGCAGATGGGCACCGGTTTGTCGAGGGATCGCTTCCGCCGAGTGCACGAGTTCGTCTCGCACTTCTATCGCGGTCCCTGGGCATCAGTCCACCATGAGACACCTCGAGTCCCGCACCACGGGCCGAACAACGGGCGTCGGAGCAAGGGCGGCAGCAAGGGCGCCCATCTCGGCGAGGCACGCACGCGGCAGTACGTAGATGACGGGACAAGGCTGATGACTTCGGTGATCGAGGCTAACAACCTGCATGGCTGGGCGGTGCACCCCACCGAGAAGCCAGCCGTGCTACTGGCCCCGCTGATCGAGTACGCCGTCCCTCCCGGTGGTCTGGTGCTGGACCCGTTCGCCGGCAGTGCATCCACCCTCCACACTGCCCGCCAGTTAGGCCGTAGGGCCATTGGCATCGAGGCCAACGAGGAGTACTGCGAGAAGGCCGCAGAGCGGCTGTCGGTGCCGGATCTGTTCGGGGGTGTGGCGTCATGACCGCCACCTCCGAAGTCCTCGGCGTCCTGGCCCGAGCGGACAAGCGCTACGCCGACCGTCACAACCTGACACCGGCCGAGGTGGGCTACCTCGAGACTCTGGCCGCCGCGGTGAACGCCCACATCTCCGGCAAGCAGCGGTACCGCAACACCGCCCTGCGATCTGTGCTCGAGGCCGTGCTGTTGGGTGACTTCGACCCGGCCGGCGAACTGGTAGAGCAGGCAGAGGAGGCGGTCCGGATCGTGCAGGCGGTGCACGCGTACCTGTTGAAGGTTCGATCTCGGTCGCGGGGGGCGTACCGACCAGTGGGAGAGGTTGCTTGATGGATGAGCGAACGAGGGTCGTTTCCGACGATAAGCGGTTAATCCCGGAGTGCGGCCCGGTCCACTGGGCGCACCGCGAAAGTGAGCGGGATTGGCACTACTGCAAATACTGCTACCGCGACGTGCCGACGTTCAGGCTCGCAGAAGGCCAGATCGGTTGGGGTACGCCAACCGGCGTCATGCGTTGCTGCTGGGAGTGCGGTGCCGGACTGGAGATCCTTTGGCCTACGGAAGAGGAGAGCGCATAGATGGCTGCCAGCGAACTCGAGTTCCACCCCGTGGCGGACATCTTCCCGATGATGTCCGATCGGGAGTTCGCCGACTTGACGGCGGACATCGCCGAGCACGGCCTGCGGGAACCGGTGTGGCTGCACCGAGACGGCCGCATCATCGACGGCCGGAACCGATACCGTGCGTGCCGCCAGGCGGGACTGCCCTGCGAGTTCCGTGGCTACGAAGGCGACGACGACAAGCTTGTCTCGTTTGTGGTCTCGCTGAACCTGCACCGACGGCACCTGAACGAGTCACAGCGAGCGATGGTAGCCGCGCGTATTGCCAATATGCGCCAAGGGGCCCGGCGGGACATTGTGGAAATTTCCACAATGTCCCAGTCTGATGCAGCGGATCTGCTGAACGTCAGCCGCGAGTCCGTGGTGAAGGCGAAGCGGGTCCAGGACGCAGGCGTTCCAGAACTGGTTGAGAAGGTCGAGGCTGGCGAGGTGGCGGTTTCCACCGCCGCTGAGATCGCTCGCGCACCCGAAACTGAACAGCGCCGGGTCATCGCACTCGACGACAAAGACGCGATCCTGGCGGCGGCGAAGGACATTCAGCGGCAGCGGAAGGAGGAGCGACTTCAGGTCAAGGCCGTGAAGGTCGCCGAGTTCGCCGCGAGGAAGCCCGAGCCATTGATGAACCTGGGGCCGTTCCCGGTGGTGTATGCGGACCCGCCGTGGCGCTACGACTACGCCGAGGACACCGGCCGCCAGATCGAGAACCACTACCCAACCATGAGCCTCGACGACATCAAGGTGCTCGAGGTGCCGGCGGCGGATGACTCGGTGCTCTTTCTCTGGGTCACGTCGCCGAAGTTGGTCGAGGGCTTCGAGGTCCTTGCCGCGTGGGGCTTCGAGTATCGGACCTGCATGGTGTGGGTCAAGGACAAGATCGGCATGGGGTACTACGCCCGGCAGAAGCACGAGCTATTGCTGATCGCCAAGCGAGGCGCGCTGCCCGTCCCTGACCCGGAGGATCGTCCGCCGTCGGTGTTCGAGGCTGCTCGCACCGAACATTCAGCGAAGCCGGACCTGGTCTACGAACTCATCGAGCGTATGTATCCGTTCCGCGACCGGTGCGAGTTGTTCCAGCGCAGGCCCCGCGAAGGGTGGATCGGTTGGGGAAACCAGGCGATGGGCGAAAGTGCATGAGTGTCCACGAGTTCGACGAGCGACTGGCCTTCTCTCACGGCCAGTCGGATCAGTGGTGGTGGGAGGTCGTCTATCGGCGCGCGTTCCCGGACATGGTCAGCATGGTCGATCTTCGCGCCGATGGCTGGCACCAGCGCGCCGGCCGCGACCGTGCCGTTGTGCTGTCCAGCGGCAGGGCCGTCTACGTCGACGAAAAGGTCCGCAACAAGTCGTATCGCGACATCGCACTGGAGATCTGGTCCACCTACCCCAAATCTGGCAGGCCCCCGTACAAGCCGGTCGACGGAGCCAAGCCCGGGTGGGCCCGCAAGCCGCTGGACTGTGATTGGTTGGCCTACGCGTTCGTTCCGACCGCAACATGCCACCTGTTGCCATTCCTGGGCGTGCGCGCGGCGTATGAGAAGTTCCGAGTTTCCTGGCTCGATCAGGCCGCCCGCCGGGTAGGCGGATTTAGTTGGGTTGTGGCCGAGAACCGCGACTATCACACGATTAGCATCGCCGTTCCGATCGAGGCCCTCTACGCCGCCGTGAACGACGCCATGACGGTGACCTGGCGACAGGAGGCCGCCTAATGGCCCGTATGCGCACGATCAAGCCCGGCTTCTTCACCTCCGAAGGGATCGCGCCTAGCTTGCCGTTCCGGACGCGGTTGTTCTTCGCGGGACTGTGGACGTACTGCGACGACCACGGCCGGGGTAAGGACAATATACGGTTGCTCAAGGCGGACGTGTTCCCGCTGGACGACGACGTGACGTTGGACGTGATCGACCGGGACCTCAACGCGCTTGTCCGATCAGGACACGTTGTCCGCTACGAGCATAACGGTGTGCGGTATCTGGCGGTGCAGAACTGGCACTTCCACCAGAAGCCGAACCACCCCACGCCGACGCAGATTCCGGACCCGCCCACACGGATCGCAGTTCCCGAGCCGGGGCAACGCGGCCACTGCGCGGCTTGCTGGACCGCCCGCTTACGACTCACCGAGTCTTCACGGAACAGTCCTGGATCGTTCCGTGAAAATTCGGTCGGTTATCCACAATCACCTGGTCAGACGTTCACTGAACATTCCGTGAACGATCCCGGATCGGTCCGGGTAGGAGGGGGAGGGGGAGAAGGAGGGGAGAAGGAGGGGGAGAGCGCTGAAGCGCTACCCCCACCCCCCCGCTGTGCACAACATGTGGATAACCCGAGTCCCGGTCCGTGCGGTCCTTGCAAGGACGCTCGTCTGACCCGGAAGGCGTGGGACGCCTTAGCCGGGGAACGAGCCCAGGAAGCGTTGCTGGCCCAACGCAAGTGCGTGCACTGCGATGCGGACGGCTACCGCTACCAGGACGGGACGCGGGTGCCGATGACCCCGTACGTCAGGTGCGACCATCGGCCACTTCGGAGCGTGTCATGAGTCGAACTCATCGCGAGGTGTCCGATCTGGAGTGGCGCATGACCCGCGCCGAGGCTGAGCGGGCGGTGTGTCCGCGGTGCCATGCGGCAATCGGGGAGCCGTGCACGAACACGTTCGGGGACGAACTGCGGGCGCCGGCGCATTTCCAGCGAATCAACGCAGCCCAGGAACTGGAGGCGCCATGACCCAAGTCCGCCGTCCTCGCTTCGCCAGCTTCACTGCGGTACGGGCCGGGCGGGGCAACATCCCCGTGATGCTCGATCTTCCGATCCCGCCGGAGTGGATGGCGGGCGGCTTGTGCGCCCAGACGGACAGTGCGGCGTTCTTCCCGGAGAAGGGTGGCTCAACCCGCGAGGCCAAGCGGATCTGCCAGGGCTGCGAGGTGCGTGACGAGTGCCTCGAGTACGCCCTCGAAAACGGCATTCGCTTCGGTGTTTGGGGCGGGCTTTCAGAACTGGAGCGACGGAAGCTGAAGCCAGCTTCGCCAACCCGTCCGCAGCGGTTCTTCGAGCAGCGAGGCGCCCAGGTCCGGGCTATGGCTGCCGAGGGTACCGACGTCGTGGTGATCGCCGAGCGGTTCGGCCTGTCCGTCACGCAGGTTCGGAACATCCTGCGGCGCCGACTGGTGAAGGAGGCATCGTGACCGGCCCGGAACTCGCCAAGCACGCGGGCATCACCTACCGACAGTTGGACTTCTGGGTTCGCGCCGGCTACGTCACCCCAACCGGCGGTGAAGGAACAGGACACGCTCGGGACTTCTCGTGGGTGCAGTGCCAGATGGTGGCGTGGATGGCCCGGCTGGTGAAGGCGGGCTTCAAACCGGCCGCGGCAGCAGAGCTGGTGCGGTCCGGTGAGGCCCGGGAGAAAGCAGCGCAGGCCCTTTTGTCCGGTTGGTTGGAGAAGAGCGCATGAAGATCTACTTGGCCGCCAGGTACAGCCGCCACCCCGAGATGCGGGAGGTGCGGGACTGGCTGGAGGAGCGGGGCCACAAGGTCACCTCACGGTGGATCGACTGCTACGGCGGAACGCTGCCGGACGCATTCTCGGTCGAGGAGCTGAACGCCCACCCGGAGCGCTGCGCCGCCCAAGCGCTGCACGACGTCGAGGACTCGCGGGAAGCCGACTGGGTGATCAACTTCACCGGCTCCGGCGGCCAGCGGGGTGGGCGGCACGCCGAATTCGGCATGACGGTGGAGCGTGGCCAGAGGGTGATCCTAGTCGGCCCACGAGAGCACGTCTTCCACTGCCTGCCGCAGGTTGAGCACTACCCAGACTGGCCGACACTGCAGGCGGCGTTGGACGGTGGAGCATGAGCTACCCCGAGCGCCGGCCCAGCGTGGCCGCCAGCGAGCCCGTAGGCCCGTCCGACGGCCCAGGCACCGGAGAGGCCGCCGTGGAGGCTCTGGCGCGAATCCTGGACGCGGAAGACCCAGCGACGGTGAACTGGGTGGCCAGGCTGATGCGCGCCGCCGATGCCCGGGAGTTCGACTCCCCGTCGGGTTGGCTAGTCCCGTGGGGACAGCTGCAGGCCCACCACAAGCGTTGGTATCGGGCAAAGGCGAGGGCCGCGCTTCGCGCACTGCGGGCGGCGGCTGACTACCGGCTGGTGTCCGAGGAGCCGTCGTGACCTCGGTGACCCGCCGGGACTGGCAACCAGGCGATGGCCTGGTTTGCGTCCACGCCAAGAAGGCGCCCCCGGAGATGCCGTGTGGCAAGCCGGTCACGACCGAGGTCTGCCAGACGAACGCCGTGGGCCGCCGCACCTACCCCGTTACCAAGGCGTTGTGTCGTCAGCACGCCGGGATCGACCCGGCGCCGTCCGAGGTGATGGGCCTGGCCCGGAAGGCGGCCATGGAGCGGCTGTGCGCCGACCATTGGGACACCTACTGCGGCTACCTGAACGAGGCGATCGCTGACCTCCGGGAGCGGTTGCGCACTCAGCCCGAGGAGCCATCGTGACCTACGGCTGCCGCTGCGACCTCTGCCGGCACACCACAGGGGACTGCATCCGCTGCGGTGTCCTGGATCGAGAGCCGGGGGATGACGTGTGCCGCGAGTGCTCGGAAATTCTGGAAGCCGATCATTCGGAGGGCGGGCCGTGATCACCTCTGGCCTTCCGGCCCTTCCATGCGGCGACGGACGGACGCTTGGGTTGCTTGGCACCGGGCTTGTGGACATACCAAGCCACGAAGTCGCGGAGGACCTTCGCGGCGCCGCTCTCCCGGCCTCGTTCCGCCGGGGGGCAGGCGCCGAGGAAAGCATCCCACAGGTCGTCTGGGATGCGGATGTGACGCTTTCGCTGGCCCTCGCTCGGCACGGTGCAAGCCTACCGGGTGGGCTCCCAGTTTCGCTAGAGAACGCCTTGCGGGTGGGCTCCCACCCTGATAGGCTGAGCAGCACCAACCGCACGGGAGGCTCCCCAATGATCACCAACTCCGAGGTATCATCAGTGGACAAGGCCCATCACGCCGTTGGGATCGCCAGGACCTTGTCGCCGGCCATGCGTACGGCGCTCCTGCGAGTCATCCCATCGGGCGGTGCGGTGACCATGGCCGCGCTAACCCAGCGCGGCCTCGTCGAGACCAACGGTGTCCGGTACTGGCACACCGAGGTCGGCGGCCTGGTGAACGCGGTGCTCGCCCACGGCGAGGACGCCGTTGTTATCGACGCAATCCGACAGGAGGGCGGGCGGTGCCGTGCGCAGCTCTTCGCCCGCCTTGCCAGCGGCACTGACCGCTGATCTGCGATGGAGGCAGCAATGTATGACTCGATCTTCGAGTTGACCGAGCAGCACGTAACGCTGCTGCGGCACGCCTACGTCGCCTGGGAGGATTGCGAGTTCGGGGCGCCGGCCATCAACCCGAAGCGCCCCTACGGCAACTCCGACGTCCTCACCGACATCGCCAAGCTGCTCCACCCAGAGTTCGCCGCGATGCGCGAGGGCGCGCAGATGGACTGGATGGAGGACAACGAAGCCCGGCTCCGTGCCGTGCACGAGGAGACCGTGACCGCTCTGCAGATCGTCCTGATCACTGGTCAGATGCAGCCCGGCCGGTATGTGCGCGAGGTGGTTTACGACCAACGGGGTTGGCGGCCGACGAACGACTAGTTGATCTGCGATGGAGGCAGGGGCAATGACAACAGCGGACAGCGAAGAGACCGAGGTCGTGATCGACCTGAGTCTGCTGCCGGAGTGCGTCCGCGTGTTTGTCGGGGAGCACATCGGGGACACGGACGAGGTTCACGACGTCGGCTGTGGGCACGAGGGCTGAGGGGAGGGGCAGCCATGATCGGGCCTGGGGTCTACCAGTACGACAGCCGAGCGCCGCTGGCTTGCCGCACCGCCGAACGGCACATCGGAGTTACGGCAACGGAGCCGTTCCATAGCAACGGGTTGAACGCGGTCTGCGTGGAAGTGAATCGGTACACGTTGACGGTCTCGGGTATGGCTGGCGGCTACGTCTACCCCGCTGAGACGGTGATGGACGAGGTCCGTTCGGCGACCGAGACAACGCTGGCCGAACTCGAAGCGGTAATCAACGAGTTGGTCGGGCACAGGGACCGGCTGCGGTCGGAACTCAAGGTGATCGACGAGCGCGACTGGGACGGGGATTGATCATGGCCACCACCGACGAACTGCGCGACCGTGACTCTCTTGCCCGGTCCCTCGTAGACGCAGCAGCCGAAGCGATCGACGAAGCCGTGCGGTCGAAGTGGCACGGCGACAACCTGGACTTCCTATCGTCGCCGGATGACTGGGCTCGCGCGGCGGCGCTCGCTGTCCTGGAGAAGCTGGCCTCGGCCGGAGCGGCGATCGAGGACTACGGAGCAGACGTTCCTGAGATGTGCCGCGCGTTGGTAGCTCAGATCCGGGAGGGCAGATGACCCACACCGAGAGCCTCGCCCGCCAACTGGTCGACGCAGCCGAGCGGGAGACCACCAACGGACCACGCGCCGTGGTCGCCGCCGTTCTCGACGCTTTGGGGGATGAGCACCGCGCCGGGTTGATGCCGTACAACCCGGGCCCGTACATCCACCTGTTGGCCGAGATGGTGAGGGAGGGGTCGTGAGCCAGGAACTGCGATTCGTTGGTGTCGCGACCGACGACGGTGGTCAAACGATGATGATCCAAGCGGTCACACCTGGGGGCTCGGTGCGGAACATCCGGCTCACCGACCAGCAGGCGGTGGTGGTCATCGCGAGGTTGGCGCAGAAGCTCATGGTTCGCTCTGAGTTGTGGAGGGACAGATGACCGCGCTGAACTACACCCCACTGAGACACAAGATGCTGGCGGCCATTGCGGACGGCAAGGTGCGGACCAAGCCGGGTCAGGGCTGGCGGTTTGAGGTCGCCCACGCTGGGCAGGCCCACATGGCGCGAACCTGCGGCGACCTCTGGGACGCGCAACTGCTCGACCTCCAGTCGATCAGCCCCGTCATGGGCCTGAACCCGGACGGGCAGTACGTCCTTGAGGTCTGGACGGCTCAACACGGGGAGCCGACACCATGACCGAGAACTACACCCCGCCGCCTATGTCAGCGACTAGGTCAGGTGGGGTTCCACTGTCCACCAAAGACCAGGCTCGGGAGGCGCAGCGGTTCGGCTGGAATCTTCGCTGCAACCGATGCGGGGGGTGGGGCGCGTCGTGGTTCGACGGCCACCGGCCGGGCTGGGGCTCCCTGGCGCTATGCGACCCGCACGCCGACGAACTCGACGCGGAGATGCGGCGCCACAAGTCGGCACTGGTCGAACTCCGCGACGTCCGGTTCGAGCAGTCATGACCGCCCGCCGCACCCAAGCCATCCTCTCCAGCCCCGGCGACTGGGGTGTGTACGCCAATGCCGGTGAACATCAGCGGTACATGGAGCCGGCGATTAATCGGCGCCACCGCTGCTCGACCTGTCCCCGACCGAGGCCCGCCGCAACCCACGTGGGCATGTGTAACGGGCTGGCGTTGATGTCGGGGTGTGAGTGGCACGCCCGGAAGTGGGTTCAAGGGCAGGAAGGGGTCCGAAGTTGACCGCCGAGAAGATCAAAAACCTCACGATCCACCAAGCCGCCGAATATGTCGGCGTCAACCCGCGCACGATCCGCCGTTGGATCTCCCAGGGCCAACTGCCAGCGTCCCGAGTGGGACCACGCCTTGTCCGGATCAAGGCGGATGATCTCGAGGGAATTGTGCGGCGTATGCCTACGGCGGAGCTGCGGCCTGCGCCCGCAGCGCGTCAGCCCGATCAGATCACCCAAGTCGCGCCGGCTCTTTGCCAGCACAAGGAGCCAACTCCGCAAGCCATGCGTCGACTCGGCATCAGACGGCCCAAGCAGTCGCCATGACCGCCCTGCCGATCACCGTAGCCCCCGACTACGCATTGGGCGCGCCGTCTGTCCGCCTGTTCGGGACGATGGAGTTCACCTTCGGGAAGACGCCGACGGCAACCAAGCAGCGGCAACTCCTCGCCCTCCTTGCCTCCCGGGCCGGGCAGCAAGTCACGATGCGGACCCTGATCGAGGAGTTGTGGCCGGGGTTGGAGATCAGGAAACCGAGGGCGAGTGTTGAGACCTATGTGCGCTGGCTCCGGAAGAGTTTCGGTCACGAAACCATCCCCCGACGACCGATGGGTTACACCTTCGCCGTGGACCCGATGATGGTGGACGCGCACCGGTTCGGCGCCTACGTGGACCAGGCTGAGCGCGAGTCCCACGGCGATGTTCTGGCTGCTCAGGACACCCTGAGGGCGGCGATGTCACTGTGGCGGGGACCCGTGCTGGAGGATGTAGAACGAGGTCCCGTGCTGTACCGCTGGGCGGCGGGAGTTGAGGACAAGTACCGCACCGCGCAAGCCCTGGGCTGGGGCATCGCCCTTCGGCAGGGCCGCCACCGGGACATCCTGGACGAGCTGCGGGCGGCGCTGCGGGAGGACTGGACCGCAGAACATGTCGCCCAACTGTTGATGACCGCGCTGTACCGCTCGGGTCGGCAGGTGGAGGCGTTGGCGGTGTTCCGGACGGTGCGGCGGGCGCTGATCGAGGAGCAGGGGCTGCGTCCGTGCCGGGAGTTGCAGCGGTTGGAGCAGCAGATCCTGGCGGGGGACTCGGCGTTGGAGTTGGCGGCGAAGTGAAGCACGGTGGCTATGCGGGCGATGGCGTAGACGTCTACCCGGTTGGGCTGCTGCACGACCTGCGCCTCGCCTGGGGCACGGTCCGACATGTTCCGTCCCGCGCGGGCTGGGCGTTGGGCAAGCTGGGCCGGGGGTTCGGTCGTGGGTGGCGGAACCGGTCGTACTGGAACGGCTACCTCGCCGAGCCGACAGTGGAGGGTCAGTGGACGCGCTGCGGGCATGGCTGGACCCGCAGGCGGGCACTGAGGGACCTGAACCGGCACGTGATAGGAGACCGGGATGCCTGACGTCATCGCGCGGCTGTCGGAGACCCTAGACGAGCTAGAACGGGTAGCCCGCGAAGCCACAGACGGGCCGTGGGAGTTCGATGGCGATGCCGTGGATGTCGTCCCATCGAACCGAAGCGGGGAGTACGTAGCACGCTACGTCGGTGACGTCTGGGGCGAAGTCAAGACCATGCTTCCGGCGGACGCTCGCCACATCGCCCGCTGGGACCCCCAGGCTGTGCTCCGATTGGTCGCAGCCATGCGAAAGATTGTCGAGATGTATCAGACCGCGACCGATGGCCGGACTGCCTCAGCGAGGACGCGGGATCTTGACCTCGCGAGCGCGATGGGCCGGAAGGTAGCGCTGGGCAATGTGATTGAACTGCTCATCGCCGCAATGGAGCCCTCCAATGAGTGACCACCGCTTAACCACCGGCCACGTCCACGACCGCGGCCTCAACGTAGGAGCAGCCAAGGGCAACTCACGGTGGGAACGACGCCGAGCAGCCCGGACGGTGGCACACCATGCAGTAGACGCCGCTGCCGCAGCCGAACTGCTGGAGATGATCGGCTTGACGGCGGCGGACGGGCTGGAGAAGGGAGAGGCGGCGTGACCGAGATGGTGATCTGGAAGTACTCGCTGGATGAGCACTTCCAGGAGGTTGAAATCCCGCTTGCAGGCAAGGTTATCCACGTTGGGCAACAAGGCGGCGCGCCGACGATATGGGCCATCGTTGACCCGGAGCAGCAGTCACACGTGCGCCGCTTCTACGTAGTCGCTACTGGCGGCGTAGTGCCTACTCCTGCGGTCTATCACGGGACGGTTCAGATGCCAAGCGGGCTCGTGTGGCACATATTCGAGGGTGGCCATGCCTGACCTCTCGGACACTCTGGCTGCTATCGACGCCGCTACTGGGTGTCAGCAGTGCGAAGGACCACTCGGGAACTCCCCGTCGGACTCGTTCTGTTCCGATGGCTGCCAAGGCGCTTGGTTTGCCTCCCGCAGCGAGCCACTGGAGATGGAGCAGCACAGCCCCGAGCCAGCGTCCGTGAGCTCCTATGCGCGGTACTGGCTGAACCGCTGGGCCGAGGAAACCTCGCCGCCTGGCGGAGCCGTGCGCATTGCGCTGTACACCTCCAACCCTGCGTCTGACGGTCAGTCCAGCGTGGCCGCAGACGCGCGCGGCGGTCGGTGGCACAACTCCAGCATCGCCGTCGAGTGGGCCGACGAGATCCACGTCCGGAACGAAGAGGTGGCAACCAGGTACCGCGAGTCGCTGCAAATGGTGTCTGATCACTGGATTGACACGGGCCTGCTCCCAGCCGCCCAGAGCGAAACAGCCGATGACCCTGATCCCCAACGCCGCCAGAGGGCACCGCGGCGCATCAAACCCAAGGGGAACCCGATGACCACCCAGCCCGAGATCCACGAAGTTGCCACCTGGTTCACCGCTCCAGGATGGTCCCGAGCCCACGAGCTCGAAGTGGCCGCCATCCAAGGCTGTGACACCGTCTGGACCACATGGTGCGGCAAGCCCTATCCGTACCTGGAATATCCCGACACTCCCACTCAGGCTCCTGACGCGATGCCCCGTTGCCGGAACTGTCCGAGGAGCCCGGGGAGGCGCAGATGACCAAGACCAGGGTGCGCAAGCACGGCACCAGGTGGCTCGTCCTGCGCCGAGGGGGGCGGCAATGGGCGTTCTACACCTGGACCGAGGCCATCGAGTCCCTCCATAACCTTTACTGGCATTACGGACCCACCGTCAGGAATTCTGACCCGGGGAAGATGTGGTGCTACGACTGTGGTGCCGAGGTCTACGGGTTCAAGGAGGGGTACATCTGCTCGGGGTGTAGCCGTGGATGCGAGGACGCATGACCACCCAGGAGACCCAAGGCGGCGGCTACGCCTGCCTCTGCTGTGGACGCTCAGGCGCAGGACACAGGTACGCCTGCCATGACTGCATCCGGGACATGCGTCGCTGGCTGGCCGAACTCGAGGACTACGCCACCATCATCATCGCCATGCAGGGGTCAATCGGGTCCAAACCGCACGGCAGTATCGGGGTCTCCTTCGGGTCCAAACCGCCCGTCTCCCTGGCAACAGTGGCTGCACTCGACCCGCGCAGCTGCGCGCCGGACAGCGAGGAGCCGGAGCCGGCGATCCCGGACACGGTCGCGACCGCCGTGCTTGCGCGAGACGGCCGTCAGTGCACCTGGATTACCGGCCTGCTCCGCGGCGGCCCCTACGCCTACCTCAACGACAGATATGAGGCCGTCCGACGGTGTCCCGCCGCTGCCTCGGGCGTCGATTTCATTGCCAACCGGCACGAGTTCGACCTGATGAACCTGCGGTCGCTCTGCACCCCGCACCACGCGAACCAGCAACGCCGAGTCGCGGCGAACTTCGACCCGGTGGGCTGGGAAGGCCACGACAACGTCCGCTCCCTCACGGGAAGCATCCACGGCATCGCCCGCTGGCTCCGCGAGGAACGCGGCGACGAGCAACCGAAGACCTGGACTCTCGTCTCCGAGCTGCGCTACCTCCGCACCCAGGTCGACGCATGCGCCCTCGAGCAGTGGGTCAACGAACTCCACGAGGACCTGAAAGACCTCCACGACCAGGCCCGCTCGATGGCCCACGACGCACCACGGCCATTGGCTCACTGCCTCGATGTGGAGTGCGAAGGGATGGTGTTCTGGGTCATCAAGGAGGAGGGCGGCAAGCGGGTTGACGAGGCGAAATGCGCCACCTGTCAGCGTCGGTACAGCGGGACGGATCTTGTACGATTGGGAGCAGCGGAGGAGGTGGCAGGGTGACGGGCCGACCAGCAAGCATGATCCCTCGGCCCGAGGCACTTCCGGTCGTTCCAGCGGTTCACGTGCGATTCGGGATCAGGTACGTCGACCGGCACACCTTGTCCGCCTTGACCGACAGGTCTGTCCATACGATCCGCGTCCGCTGTCCCATCTCCTTCCACCATCAAGGCAAGGCGATGTACGACATGGAACTATGCGAGGACCTGCTGAAAGGCGTTCCGACACGCCAGCGCGCGGCGGCTGCTTGATCTGCGAGTTCGACCTTGTATCATGCCGATTGAGGGCAGAGCTATGCCCCGATCTCACCCACCCAGTCCGCTAGCCGGGCTGGGTCCGGATCTGTGGTCTGGCCTATGCCCGCCCGGACGGGCGGCCGGACCTCGTGGAGTTCGAATCCCACCCGTCTCTCCACTCGCTCTCCTCGTCTAGCCGCCGGGCGAGGGTGCTCAACAAAGGCGGCACCTCTTCCTCGCCCGCGTGCCCAAGTAGGACCCCGGAGTGGCGCCAACCGCTCCGGGGTTCGCCCGTCTCAGGGGGTGAATATGGACGAGGCACACTCCGTGACTGTCTACTTCTCCGGCGGCCCCTGGGATGGCCAGCAAGCCCAGGTTGAGCGCGTCATCGGCCCGGTGTTCGTCCTCGGCCACGAGATCGGCAACCACTACTGGCTGGACGTGAACAGCGACCCGCCCACCTACTTCTGGGATGCCGAGGCGTGAGCCCGCTCCCCGGCGACTTCGGCTTGGTCTCCATCTCCGGCATGGGCGGCTTCCTGGTTCGCATCGGCCAGGGACTTCTTGGAGACGGGTTCGGCGACTTCCACCACGCCTTCCTCGTCCTGGACAACGGGGAGATCCTCGAAGCCGAACCCGGCGGTGCCCGCATCGTCCCCCTGTCGAACTATGACGGCACCAACGCGGTGTACTCGGACTGGGACCTGACAGTGCCCCAGCGGGCCGATCTGGTGGCCGCAGCACGCCCTCTCGTGGGGACGCCGTACTCGTGGCTGGACTACCTGAGCCTGGCGTTGGTGCGGTTCCGCATTCGGCCGGAGTGGTTGAAGCGGTACGTGGCGGACACGGGGCACCTCATCTGCTCACAACTCTGTGACCTCGTGTATCTGCGAGCCGGGCTGCACATGTTCCAGGACGGCCGGGACCCGATGGACGTCACGCCGGGGGATTTGACCCGGGTCCTGACCGGCCCGGCGTGATGGAAGCCGTGTTCCGCGCAAGGGTCGAAGCTATGTACCCCGATGGCTGGTGGTACTTCATCGTTGATCGTAGCGAGCCATTTCGGCGGCTCGCTACGGGCGAGTACGAGAGCCAGCCGGAGGCATTGGCGGCCGCGTGCGCGGCGATCAAAGCGCTCAACGGCGAGCCGGTCGACGGGACTTCGCCGTGAGTGAGGTCGTCCAGACCATCCTGCTGGGCGATCCGTCTGGTCGGCCCGGTAACTGCCTGCAGGCCGCCGTGGCGAGCCTGCTCGACCTCGACCTTGAGGACGTGCCGCATTTCGCTGAGAGCGACGGCGACTGGGAAGCGGAGTTCGAGGCTTGGGTGGAGACGGCCGGCTACCGAATCGTCTGGCGCGGCCCGAAGGACGCCCCGCCCGCGTTCGGGCTGGCGTTCGGCTTCACGACCCGCAGCGGGGAGAGGCACGCCGTGGTGTACCGCGACGGCGCGATGGTGTGGGACCCGCACCCGTCGCGCGATGGCCTGACGTCGGTACTGACCTACCTCGAATTCGAGGCGTGACCCGGTCGCCTACGACCCCGTTTCCCCACGTCAGGGGGCGCGATGCTTGCAACCGCTACTCCCTCAGCCCAGATCGCCGGCCTCCACTACCAGCTCTTGGACACCGACGCCCGCATCGACCGAGCCCTTGACCGTGGGTCACGCCGGGAGTTCAAGGTGTGGTGCCAGCGGCGTGCTTCGTTGGCTGCCCGGCTGCAGTCCATGCTGCTGAGCGTCGCTCTCTCGTAACAAAAAGGGGCCCGTGATGGGCCGAATCCGTGATGGAGGAATCATGCCCAAGGAGAACATCAACTGCGCGCTCGTCGACGACATGCGCGTTGTGGTCGGCTGGGACGCTGGCAAGGACGTGCAGATCGGCACGACCAACGCCGCCGCGCCGTTCGTTGGTGGTGACGGCAAGTTCCCGTTCCGGTTCCTGGCGGGCGGGGAGACCACCGGCGAGTACGAGATGACCGGCTGGTTCGCCACACTGGACCGCGAGGGCATCAACCGCCTCATCCGCGCCCTGCGCCGTGCCCGGGACGCGGCTTACGGCGCCGACGCGTGACCGAGACCTACGGTCCCGAGTCAGGCCCGCAGCCTTGCGGCAGTGGCGCAGGCGGGACCCTGTTCTTCGGGAGCGGCGTCGAGGTCTTCGTGGTGAACGACGCCATGGCTGAGGCCGCGTGTTCCTCACCGTCCTCCTAACTTAGGAACACCACCCCAGAACCGAGGATGATGATGTCCGAGTCATTGAAGAGCCAGATCGAGCGCCTCGCCGACTTCATCATGGAGAACGTCCCCGGCGAGCCATCCGGCCAGGGTGGAGCCGTTGACACGGCGATCGACGTCCTGTCCCGGCACTACCCCGAAGCCGACGGCGGCAGCACCGGGAACCTCCATCGATCCAGCTAGCAGGGGAGTAGGCGTAGTGAGGTTCTGGTACGACACCGAGTTCCTCGAGGACGGGAAGACCATCGAGCTGATCTCGATCGGGATCGTCGCCGAGGACGGCCGCGAGTACTACGCCGTCAACAAGGACGCGCCCTGGAAGCGGATCAAGAAGCAACCGTGGCTGATGGAGAACGTCGTTCCCTCGCTGCCTCACGGACACGGGGACCGGCGGCTGCACATGCCGAAGTCGTGGCTGGTGGACTTCGCCGACCCGCTGGTCAAGCCGAAGGACCACATCGCCTCGGCGGTGGTGTCGTTCATCAACCCGCACCCGCTGGCCCAGATCGAACTGTGGGCCGACTACGGCGCCTACGACCACGTGGTCCTCTGCCAGTTGTGGGGGACGATGATCGACCTGCCCGAGGGCATGCCGATGTTCACCCACGACATCCAGCAGGAAGCCCGACGACTCAGCGTCACCAAGATGTTGCCTGAGCAGGACTCGGGATACCACAACGCCCTGGCAGACGCCCGCCATTGCCGGGATCGCTGGCGCTATCTCGATGAGGTCCGCCGAAACTTGGCGACCGCATGATCCAGCCCGGCGACTTCTACGAGGACGACGAACCCGTCGCCGACATCGAGGCAGCCTTTAACCGCGGCACGCTGGCGGTCTCCCGCTCCGTCGACGAGTGGGCGGGCGCACCGTGCTGGTACTGCCCCCACTGGACCATCACCGCTTCCATGGTGGTGATCCGCCCGACGGTGGGATGTGGGTGCGAGATGACTCCCGGATACGCCACGGTCTGATGGCCCTGACCTGCGGCTGGCCCGCTGGCACTCACCAAGAGGACGGCTGCTGCGGCGCACCCGTCACGACCGCATACCTGGTGAGGGTGCACAACGTCCCGTTGATCGACCCGGACTCTGAGGCTCACGAAGCGGTACTGCTGGTGTGCGCGAAACACACGCCTGGCCGTCCACCCTTCCCGGGACCGCGCGTCATGGCCGACCCGTGAGCCGCTGCCGAGGCCAAACCGCCGGACGAGTGGGGAGGCCGTGGCGCACCATCCAGGCCGTCGTGTTCCGCGAGGAGACCCACTGCTGGCTCTGCTCGGACTGGGTGGACCAGACCCTCCCGCCCGGGACGCCGTGGTCCCGGTCCGCTGACCACTTGATCCAGCTCCAGCACGGCGGACCGGGGAACTCGCGAGCCAACTGCCGCCTGGCGCACATCCGCTGCAACACGGCCCGCAGCAACACTCTGCGCGGGTTGGCAGCGGAGGACTGCGCCTGCTCCCTCGGCCTGCCATGTACGGCGCTCGAGCCGAGGAAGCGCAGCTCGCTAGTCGTAGACGCCGGCCTCGTATAGCGTGTCGAGTTCGATGCGGTCGGCTACACCGGCGATGAGACGGCAACCATCCGCTAGCCCAACACGTCTACCATCCGCACAGCGATGCATACAGGGGAGCATCGAGCGGAGGCGGATAGTGATCACAATCAGTCGGACCCAACTCATCGCCGGACTCGTCGCGCTCGCCATCATCGGCAGCGGCGCGGCCCTGCTGCTGTGGCCTAGCACCGCAGCCAGCCCGGCGAAGGTGGACCTCCGCGGCACCCTGACGCTGCACGGCAAGACGCTGCACGACGGCGCGGGGCTGTGCATGGGGCAGGGCGGGTATTCGGACATCACCGAAGGCGCCCCGGTCACGGTGTACGACGGCAAGGGTGCGATTATCGCAACCGGGCAACTCAGCCGCGGCGATGACCGCGGCTGGAAACCCACCGACGACACCGAGCGGTCCAACACCTGCTGGTTCGCGTTCACCGTGACAGCACCGCACTCCGAGTTCTACCAGGTCGAGGTGTCACACCGGGGCAAGGTCACCACGGATAGCGACCAGGTGGAGCTGACACTGGGAGGCTAAGACGGAGGCTGGGCATGCGCATCGTCCTACTGTGCGGCCCGCCCTGGCTAGCCCAGCAGTGGCACGCCCAGGTCTACCTGCTCAACCCAGGCGAGACGGAGTGCAAGCGCCGCGCTGTCTTGGTCCAGCGCCCCTCGGGTACCAGGAGGGCCATCGGGGTCTGGTACCACCGGTACAGCCCTTTGGTTAGGCGACTTGGACCCAGCGACCTTGGACCGCCGGTGGGGGAACGGCGAGCAACCGCGGCTGATGGTTGATTCCTCGGTCTGTGAAGCATCCGATGTGGATCATGGGAAGATCAAATGGCGGTGTTATTGATGATCTTTTAAGATCATCAACGGTTGTCCCCGCTCCCAC